TTCCTCTTTCGGAGACTCTGTAAAGATTATCAAGGAACCTGTCATTTCAGTATCAGACTACACACGTGGTTCTGACACTACTGACACAAAACTAACCGACCAAGAAATCTCTTTGGTTGTTGACAGTGCTAAAGCTTTTAAATTCATCGTAGATGATATTGAAAGCAACATGTCACATGTTAACTTCAAAGAAGTTGCTTCAAGCTCTGCGGCTTATGCTCTTAAAGATGCATACGATGCGGCTGTTTTAGCAACTATGTTTGCTGGTTGTTCTGCATCATCACCTGACCATATCATTGGTTCTGACAGTGCTACTGCTGATTCTACTATGACTCACGCAACTAACTCTGTAGACCTACTTGGTTCTGACGGTACTGGTGTAGATGCTATTGACCTAATGGCTAGGATGGCTAGACTTTTAGATGACCAGAACGTACCTGAAGAAGGTCGTTGGTTTGTTGCACCTCCTTCATTCTATGAAGAGTTGTCACAATCTGGTTCTAAAATGCTTTCTGTTGACTTTAACGCAGGTCAAGGTTCAATCAGAAACGGTTTAGTTTCAAGTGGAAAACTACGTGGATTCGACATGTACAAGTCTAATAACATTGCTGGCACATCAAATGCTACTGGTAAGGTTATGGCTGGTCACATGAGTTCTACTGCTACTGCTAACACAATTCTTTCAACTGAAGTGTTGAGAGACCCAACATCGTTTGGTGACATTGTGCGTGGTCTTCATGTCTATGGTGCGAAAGTACTTAGAGATGATGCCCTATGTAGTGCATTCTACACAATTGACTAATGTCAAAATCGGGGGAGTCTTCGGACTCCTCCAACTTTTATAGGAGAAATAATATGCCGAATGTAAATGGAAAGAAATTCCCTTACACTAAGAAAGGGATTGCTGAAGCTAAAAAAGCTAAAGAGCAAAAAAGAACAAATTATATGCACGGTGGTAAAGTAAAAGATGCTATGCCAAAAGCTAAACCTTGCTAACTAATAGGAATTATTAATGGCTAATACATATTTAGACTTAAGTAACGAAGTACTAAGAGAGCTTAATGAAGTTGTCTTAACTTCTGGTACTTTTGAAAGTGCGACAGGTATTCAAGCATTTGTAAAAGATGCTATTAATAAATCTATATTTGATATAGCTAACGAAGAACCACAGTTGCCTTTCTTTTCCGCAGGAGCTAGTGGAGGTACAGACCCTTTTTATGGTAATGTAACTGTAGCTACATCAGAAGGTGTACGCTGGTACACACTTAAAAGCGGAAGCTCAAATATCTCTACAGACTACTCTTCAGTAGACTGGGATGATTTTTATTTAACAACAATAAACGTAAGCGGAGAAACAACTCCTTACGTTTCTAAAGGATTAAGATTTTTAACGCTATCAGATTGGAAACAATATTATAGAGATAGTGAAAATGCAGATGATGCAAACGGTTCAGATGCTTCACATGGCGAACCAAGGTTTGTAATTAAAAGCCCAGACCACAGGAAGTTTGGATTAAGTCCAATACCTGATAAAGTGTATAACGTACACTTCTATGCTTTTGATAAACCTACATCTTTATCAGCATACAACGATTCTATTACTATGCCAGAGCAATACAGCAATGTAGTAACAGCACGTACAAGATATTATGTTCATCAATTTAAAGAAAACTTACAACAAGCTTCTTTTGCACTTGACGAATATAAAAAGAACATGAGGACTATGAAATCTAATTTGATTAATCCTACACCTACTTATATGTCAGACGACAGGACTTATTTCTAAATGGCAGGTTCTCAACCTTTTTCTGTACCACTAGGGGGTGGACTTAATAAGTCTACTAACTCTTTAGCATTACTGCAAACTCCAGGAGTAGCTACAAAGTTAAGAAACTTTGAGGTTTCACCAGAGGGTGGTTATCGTAGAATAAACGGATTTAGTTTATTTGGTGATACGTTGCCTAATACTACTAATGATGTTGAAGGTTTGTTAGTCTATGCTGATGGTGTAATAGCTGTTGTAGGCGATGATATATTCTTTAGTCAAGATGGAGAGGATGCTTGGCTACAACTAAACAAAGCAAGTGTTGATGCTAGTGGTGATGACTATTCTACATTTACAGGTAGAAGTGAGTTAGCACTTAGTAGTGTAGACCAATGTGAGTTTGCTGTTTATGAAGGTACGTCACAATATGGTGAAGTAATTATAACAGATAAGAGTGGAAATAACAAGCCTTTCTTATTTAAAATGACAGGTTCTTCTGCAAACTTAAATGCACGAACATACTTTGCAAGTCAAATAACTATCAGTGGTTCTACTACTGCAAGATTTTGTACAATTCATGACCAACATTTAGTAGTTGCTGGAGACCCTGCAACACCTAACACTATTTACTATAGCTCTACAGGAGACATAGACCACTTCACAGGCACAGGTTCTGGTAGTGTCACACTAGAAGATAAGGTAGTAGGTCTTAAAAGTTTCCGTAACGAATTATTTATATTCTGTCAAAACTCAATATTTAAATTACAAAATATAAATAATGCGGCTACGACTGCTGTAGTTCCTGTAACTAAAAACGTAGGTTGCTTAGATGGTCAAACAATCCAAGAGATTGCTGGTGACTTGATATTTTTAGCACCTGATGGATTCAGAACAGTTGCTGGTACATCAAGAATTGGTGACGTTGAGTTAGGAACTATTAGTCAGGCTATCCAGCCTTTAGTTAATGACATTGCCGCCGCCGCTAATACATTACAATTTAGTAGTGTTGTGCTTAGAGATAAGTCACAGTACAGAATGTTTTATAGTACTTCAACAGATACTGCGGCAACTTCAAGAGGTATTATAGGAACACTTAGACCACAAGGATTTGAATGGTCAGAAACACTGGGTATACAAGCTCCTGCTATTACATCTGGATTTGATAGTACAGGATTAGAAAAAGTATATCATGGTGATAGAGATGGTAAAATTTATAACCATAACTTAGGAAATAGTTTTAATGGTTCAAACATTGAAGCAGAGTATCAGTCTCCAGATTATGACTACGGTGACTTAGGAACTCTTAAGACTTTAGATTATGCTAAGATTGCATTTACTCCAGAAGGAGATGCACAACCAACACTAAGAGTTAGATTTGATTACGACAGTTTAGATACTCCACAACCTGCTGACGTAATTCTAACAGAGATACCTGAACCTGCTATTTTTGGAAAAGCTTTGTTTGGTACTCAAAGGTTTGGTGCGACAGAACAGCCTCTTGTAAGGCAAGCTTTAACAGGTAGTGGACACAGTAACTTTTTTAAAATATTCAGTGCAGATACAAATGCACCATATGCAATTAACGGTTTGTATGTAAATTATAGACCATCAGGAAGACAATAGGAGAAATAATCAATGGCTACTTATGTAAGACAGAGTTCGTTTAGTGATGGCGATACAATTACTGCGGCACTATTTAATAACGAATTTAATCAACTAGTAAATGCTTTTAATGTAGCAACAGGACATACCCATGATGGTTCTACCGCAGGTGATGGTGGACCAATTTCAAATCTGTTTAGCAATGCTCTAGTATTCGGTACTAACACAAACAACGATGTTGTAATTACTTTTAACGCCACAAGCAACGATGGTGTTTTAACTTGGATGGAAGATGAAGATTACTTCCAATTCTCAGATGACCTACTACTTACAACAACAGAGAAGGTACAGTTTAGAGACACAGCAATTTATATCAATTCTAGCACTGATGGACAACTCGATATAGTAGCCGATACCGAAGTCCAGATAGCCGCTACAACTATTGATATGAATGGTAATGCAGATATTTCTGGTAACTTAGGAGTTGGTGGTAACTTAACAGTAACAGGTACAACTACATTTAATGGCGGCACAATCACTATGGGTGATGCGGCTACTGACAATGTTGTGTTTGGTGCTGATGTAGACTCTAATATTATTCCTGATGATGATGATAGTTATGACCTTGGTAGCTCTACACAAGAGTGGAGAAACTTATATATTGATGGTACTGCAAACATTGACAGCCTTGTAGCTGATACAGCAGACATTAACGGTGGTACGATAGATGCCGCTAATATTACTGTAGGCTCTGGTAAAACTTTAGATGTTTCAGCAGGTACACTAACACTAGCAGATAATCAAATTAGTGGTGATAAAGTAGAAGGTGGTACAATCAACGCTACTACTATTAACACTTTAACATATGGTAGTATCACAGATGGTACTATTACAGTTACAGCTTTTGTTGATGAAGACAACATGGCTTCTAACTCAGCAACACTTATCCCAACACAGCAGTCCGTAAAAGCTTACGTAGACGCACAAGACACAGCACAAGACTTAGACCTAGTATCAGATAGTGGTACTATTGCAATTGACTTAGACGGCGAAACATTAACAGTTACAGGTGGTGAAGGTATTGATACTTCAGCATCTAGTAATACTCTAACAATTACTGGTGAAGATGCTACAACATCTAACAAAGGTATTGCATCATTTAACTCAGATGACTTTAATGTCTCTAGTGGTGCAGTTACATTAGCAACTACATCAACAGCCGCAGAGCTTAATTTACTTGATGGAACTACAGCAGGTACTATCGTAGCCTCTAAAGGCGTAGCAGTTGATGCTAACAAAGACATTACAGGCTTTAGAAACATTACACTTACTGGAGAACTTGATGCAGGTTCTTTAGATGTATCAGGCAACGTAGACGTTGATGGTACACTTGAAACAGATGCACTATCTATAAATGGTACAGCAGTTACAAGTACAGCCGCAGAGTTAAACATCCTTGACGGTAAAGCTTTCCTAGATGAAGATGATATGTCTTCTAATAGTGCTACAGGTATTGCTTCTCAGCAGTCTATTAAAGCCTATGTAGATGCACAACAAGACACGGTTGATACCCTCGCTGAAATACTTGCACTGAGCAATGCTACAGGCGGTACAGACATTGCAGTAGGTACTGGCGATGACATTACGTTTGCTGATTCAAGTAAAGCTATCTTTGGTGCAGGTTCCGACCTACAGATTTATCACGATGGCGGTACATCAGTTATTACAGACCAAGGTACTGGGTTTTTAGCTTTACGAGGCGATGGTAATGTTACGTTGCAAAATGCGGCAGGAACAGAAAACAAACTTGTTGCATCAAGCGATGGAGCAGTAACCGTTTACTACGACAATGCGGCTCGTTTAGCCACAACCTCTGGCGGTATTTCGGTCACGGGCGAAGTAGCGGCAACATCCCTAGACATCTCAGGCGACATAGACGTAGACGGCACAACTAACCTAGATGTCGTGGACATTGATGGTGCTGTTGATATGGCGGCGGCTTTGACTGTTGCGGGTACGGCTACCTTTACAGACACTATACTTGTTACCAGAGCAGACAATAGCACTCAATTAACTATTGAAAGTACGGATGCAGATGGGCAGGTCGGGCCGCGTTTTGACCTTCACCGAAACTCAGCGTCTCCTTCGGCTAGTGATAATTTAGGGCAAATACGCTTTCTTGGGGACGATAGTGCAGGGGTAACTACTTCCTACGCATTTATTAATTCTTTTATCTCTAACCCAGCAGACGGTTCAGAATCTGGAGAAATAGTAATAGAAACAAGGGTTGGCGGAGCTAACAGACAACGCTTTACCGCAAACACCACTGAAACAATTATAAATGAAGATGGAGCAGACCTAGACTTCCGCGTTGAGTCTAACGGCAACGCTAATATGCTATTTGTTGATGGTGGTAATAATCGGGTTGGGGTTGGAATGTCAGCTAACTCAGGCTCTATTTTAAATGCTAATGGACATATAAGAGCAGAAAATTCTGCGTTTCTTGCAGGTCGAGAAAATGCTTCACTTCCTGCATTTTCCTTTCACGATGACACTGACACTGGGATGTTTAATGTCGCGTCTAACATTCTTGCGTTTTCTACAGCAGGAACAGAACGCTTCCGCATAGCCTCAGACGGTGCGGCTACGTTTACTTCTACTATAGCGGCTACAGGTTCAGCTAACTCAGGTAGTGCCTCACATATTCCTGCATTGCTAGGGTCAGGTAATTACGGTGGAGGTATAGCAACTAGAGATGGTGCTGAAAGCGGTTGGTATCAACAAACGTCTGGTGCTGATTGGCACTTTTATCACAATAGAACTGTCGCATCTCAGACTCCTGAATCTAAGAAAGTTCTTAGTTTTAATTCAACAGGTGCGGCTACGTTTAATTCTACAGTTACCGTTGGTAGTAATTTATTAGTTGAAGATAGTGGTAATGTTGTTATTAATGAAACATCCGTAGACGCTGACTTCCGCGTTGAGTCTGATAGCAACACTCATGCCGTGTTTGTTGATGCAAGTACCAATAGAGTTGGTATTTTAAATAATAATCCAGCTTACGCATTTCATGTAGACGCAGAAATTGCATCTTCTGGTTATTATCGCGTTGATAGTAGTAGCAGTTACAACGGTACGGCATTGTTAACACTTAAGCGTAATGGAAATACCACTGGTGATTACCTACAAATGCGTGATGGGTCTAACAATGTTTTTGCAACTTTTGATGAAGGCGGAATTATTTTTAATGAAGTAGGTGGAGACACTGACTTCCGCGTTGAGTCTGACAACAACGCTAATATGTTATTCGTTGATGGTGGTAATGACTTTGTAAGCATTGGTACAGCTACAAATTACGCAAGTACCTTTAATGTTGGTGGTGCTACCGCTCTAAACAGAGGTACTGGCGGTGCTACTACTGCGTCAGGTGCAACTCTTAGTATTCAAGGCACAGGCAGTTTTAACTCAAATTACTTCGGCTCAAGCCTAGCCACTGTTGCTATTCGTTCTAATGAACCTGCAAATAATGAGTGGAATCCCACCCTACACATAACGACTATCCGTCAGTCTTTAGGCACTAATCAAAATTCTACTGGCGGTATTGGGTTTACTACTATAGATGATAGTAACTCCACTGGTATTGATGATGCGGCTCGTATAACAATTTATAATGAAAATAGTTCGTCTACTACTTCGCCCGTAGCAATAAGATTTTACAACAACGCTGGAGGTTCTAAGACGCAAGGTGCCCAATCGGCTTTGGATTTGTTTTCTACAGGTGCTGTTTTTAATAATGATAGTAACGACATGGACTTCCGCGTTGAGTCTAACGACAACACTCATATGCTGTTTGTGGATGGTGGAGCAAACCATGTTGGTATAGGTCAAGTTCCCTCAGATGCTTACCTACACATAAAAGGTAATTTTGAAAGCGATTACGCACTAAAATTTAACAATACACAGGGTAATGCTTCAGCCGAATGGGGTTTCAGAAGTCATGGAACAAATGGAGAAACATTAGCGGTTTACGATGTTGCTGCAAATGAACAGTACATGACATTTAGTAATTCTGGAACTGAAGGAGTTATTTTCAATGAAGACAGTCATGACCAAGACTTTAGAGTAGAATCAAACGGCAACACCCATATGCTATTTGTAGATGCTAGTGTTGATAGGATTGGTATTGGGACCTCAAGCCCAGACCATTCTTTAGATTTAGACTACGCTTATGCAGGAGCAACTGTTGACTGTAGAGTTTCTAATGCCGACAATAGTAATTCCGCTAGTGGTAGTAGAATATTATCTATGGTTGGAGGTTCTAGTTCAGGAGACCCAAGACTTGTTGTAGGTGTAACAGGTATTCAAGAATATTCTTTAGGTATTGATAACTCAGACGGAGATACTTTAAAACTAAATAACGGTTCAAGCCCCAGTGGTGGTGTGAACTTTATGTCTGTAGTAGGTAATAATACTACTGTATTTAATGATGCTGGTGCAAACTTAGACTTCAGAGTTGAGGGAGACACTGCCCAATATGCATTGTTTGTAGATGCTAGTAATGATGTTACTTCAGTAGCTGATGCAAATAGTATTAATGCCGCTTTTGCTGATAAAGCAAGAATTGGTTTTAACATAGACCGACCTGGAATAGACGACCACGGTGGTCATATGTTTATGACACAACTAGCGGCTGAAGATGCGTGGATGGATATATGTCAATGTCATGATGCTAATGCTACAGGCGTTTTGTTTTTTATACATGGTGTGCGAACTATTGACCAAAACAGAAGCTATGGTGCGATGGTTCGGTATGCGTACCAAAATGCATTTAATGTTATGTCATCAAATTCACAAAACGCTACTGTAGAGTACAGAGTGTCTAATGATATGTTGCAGTACAGATTTACAACACAGGGACCGTATGTAGTAAACTTAACAGTTATGGCGGCAGGATAATTAGGAGAATAATATGATAACAATTAATTGGAAAATTTTAGAAATTGAATGGATACATAGAGTAGGTTCTTTAGCAAAAGTAATTAATTCTGTAAAATATCAATGTGAAGCTATTAAAGATGACCACACTTGTACATTACCTGCAACAATAATTTTGGATGCACCAAATTCAGAATCTTATATTGCTTATAATGATGTTACAGAAACTCAAGTAATAACTTGGGTAAAAAATAAATTAGGTACTAGTAAGGTATCTGAATTAGAAACAAGCGTTACTTCTATACTACAAGAAGATATAGATGGCGGTAAACCACAAAAACATATTTCAAGTTTACCTTGGAATTAATTTAAAACTAGGAGAAATAAAATGGCAGTAGAATGGAAAATAACAAACACAGAGTACAACAA